TATTTGTTGCTACCGTATTGATTGAAGCAATATTTGTAGCCACAACACCAATATCACTTGCATCATTTGCAACTGCTGTAACATCAGCAGCTATTGCACTAACAGCAGATACATCACTAGCTATTCCTGCAATTGTAGTAATATCAGTTATGTCTTGAGCAAACTCTAATCCTGTACCTGCACTATTAACAGATAACACTTTGTTAGCAGATAAGTTTGGAAATGTAATATCAAATGTATTTGCTGTAGTAGCAGCAGCTCTTGGAGAGAATTTTAAATCTCTCTCTAATTGCTGAGCCATAGCAATAATTTTATCTAATTCAGTATTAAGTGAGTTGATTTGAAAAGCTCCAGATGTTGGAAAATCTGTTGTTCTTTCAATAGCTAAATCTCTATAAATTGTAACAACATCATTTAGTGTGGCTCCAGGCGCACCTAATGTAATAGATCCACCACCAGTTTGTCCTGCACCAGATACTGAATATTCTGTTTGATCTGCTGGTGATGCAGCAAAAGTTAATTGTGTTGTACCATTAAATACTTTTAAATCTGCATTAGCAAAAAATTCAAATGGAACAGTAAAGCTAGTCTGTCCAGCTGTTGCAGTATATTGAACTCGTGGTTCTGTATCAGATATAGTAATTGCCATTAGCGAAGTCCTTTTTCAATGTCGTCAAATAACCAATCCAAATACCATACATTTTGGAATGGTATTAATCTACGCACATTACGTGCTGTGTAGTGATTATATTTACTTCCAGTAACATCATACATAATATCAAACACATTATAAATTTGTCCTGCTGATGGGCCCAATAATCCTACTTTAGATTTCATAGAAGATCCATAAGGTTTACCTTCACCTAACATTGGAGCTATACCAATTCTATTATCTGTAAGAGCTTCAATAGATCTATTAACATCTACAAATATTCCACCTAAACCAGATCTATCAAAAGCATTTAATAATTTTTGAGTTAATGATAATTTAGAATAATCTTTACCAAATCTAAATTCATTATAAACAGAATCTATTAACATACCAGATCCCATTAATAATATTGATCCAAATAAAAAATCCATATCTTTTTCTTGCATACCTCTTAACAACATTCTTTGTGTTGATGCCATAGCAAATTTTTTAAACTGAACAATAGTACTCCAAAGTTCTTCATTCATAAATAATGGAGTATCACCTTTGCCTGGAGTTACAATTGTAATATTAATATCTTTATTAAGAGCTGCACCAAATCTTTGTTTAGCAATATCATCTGTCCATTCAGCTGTATTAGCCATATAATTATATAAAGTTTTTTCAGAATGAATGTTAGCTTCTTTTGCTATTCTTTTAGCGATTTCTTCATCAATCCCTGAAGCTGCTAATTTAGTTTTAAATTTATCTGCTAAAGTTCCTTTAGACCATTTAATAGAATCTTCTATTATTCTAGATCCAATAGTAACTGATGCAGCACTTTTCATAAACTCTGTCCATCTTGACATTAAGTTTACATACATAAAATTAAAGTTAGCTGCTTTACTCATCATACCTTCAATTTTATTAGTCATTCCAAACATATCTCCAATATCAGAAAATAACATAGCTCTTTGACCAGTAACCATATCAACAGCTTCTGCAAATGATTGAGCTTCTTTTTTACCTGCTTTGAAGATACCGAAATTTTTATTTGATAGCATATCTGCCCACATTTCAAATTGAGTTTTAAAACCTCTTTGAATACCAGATGTCATAACAATTCTTGGTACATCAGCAGCTGCTGCAAAAAATCCTGTAAGCATAGTAAGAGCATTATAGTTTTTCATAGTTCTCATAGCTCTAGATGTCCAATGATGAGGATCAGCAGGTAATCCATAAGTACCTCTAACTAATTCAATTGATGCTTCTAAGTCTTCTAATACTTGATTACGTTCTTTTACTATTTTAGCTTTTTTCTCTTTTAATGCTTTTTGTTCCCAATTATATTTAGCTTTACCAGTAAGATTCTTAGGTGCAACAACTTTAACATTATTAAGTTTTTTATTATATTCTTGTGCAACTTGATACAATCCCGGAAAAGTCATTGATTGAGCTTCATCAATATATTTATAACCTAATCCATTTGGATCACCGTATTTTTTAGTAAACAAAATATCTGGTGTAACTTGTCTATAATATGTTTTCATTAAAGAAAATATATCACCAACAATAAAATCATTATCTAATAATTCTTTTTGAGTTTGTGGTAATAAATTTAATTCTCTTGCTCTAGTAGCTCTAGCATATCTAGGTCTATTAAAAGCATATCTTTCATAAATTAAATCATCAATGTTATCTGTATATTTAGTTTTTTCAAATCTAACAAAAGGAAAATGAGAAGCTAAATCATCTACTAAAGTATTTAATTTTTTTTCATTAATATATTTACCACGAGTAATTAAATCTTTTCTTATAATATCTTTAAATTTACTTTTGTTTTTATCAATAGCATTTTTATTATAAATAATATTTATATAATCTTTAATTAAACCATCAGCTGATTTTAATCTTTCTTCTAATTTTTTAATTTTATTTGCAATTTCAGTTGCAGAAAATTGAGAAGTTTGACCATCTACTTTAGATGTAAAAGATTTAGTTGTTTCACCTTTCTTTTGCATTGTATCTAAAGTTGCTTTCCAAAAATTTAATTCTCTTTCAATAGGTAATTTACGAATACCCATCTCTTGCATCTCTTTACCAATTGGCCCATAAACTTTATTTTGAGATATTCTTGCTGCTTCAGCTACTTCAGCAATTTCATGTTGCATACCACTTAATCTAGATTTAGTAACTTCTCTACTAAACTCAGCTAATGACATATTGTTATTAAATCTGTTATGTAAGTTTACTCCTATTTCTGTTTTAGGAAATGATTTTTGTGTTCTTGCAATATATTTTAAATATTGATTTTTAATTTCTTGCATAGCTTCAATAGATCCAACTTCTCTCATTTTAAGTTCTACTTCAATTGAAGGATTAGTTGCTTGAAATCCATATTCTTTTGTATTTTTAAGTTTTAATAAAGGCGTATCTAATATATCTGCAATCATAGTTCTTGCAGTTTTAGATGATGATTTAGTAGTTCTAAATACATTTGTCCAAGGCCCATCTTCACCAAAAATACCTAAATTAGATTTTACAAATTGTTCACCTGTAAATTCTTCAGCTGGTGTAATAATTTTTTTTGGTTCAGTAGCAGCAGCTCCAACACTACTTAATTCTTTAGTTTGATTTGGATTAATAAATTTACCATCTTCATAAATAGGTTGTGTTATTGTTTTTGGTGGTGAATGAAATGTTTTATCAGCATTAATAATTTTTTGATGTGTTGCTGCATTTACATTACCTTTTGCCATTTTATTAATTACATAAGGTAATCCATAACCACCTGCTACAATCCAAGGAACATATTCATCACTTCTAACTGGATCAATACTTTGTTTCATTGTTTCTTCTGCAACTAAAGCTGATCCAAATATTTTTGCTGTTTGACCTGCTTTAGTAAATAATAATAAACTTGATGGATCTAAAAATGCACCAGTAATTCTACCAAGATGATACCAAGGTGATTTATAATTTGTTTCAGCTTGTTTATTTAATTTATTTAATATGTAAGTAGATTCAGCTGCACTTTTACTAAATGCAAAATGATGATAAAAATCTTCATAGTTTTCTAATTGTGGATCTTGTTTAGGATTATAGTTTTCATCAGCAGGAAAATCTTGATGATTTAATAAATAATTAACTGCCATTGTTGGCAAGTTTTCTTCTTTAAATCCTGTGTTAAAATCTGATATTCTATATTCAACAGGTTTTGTTTCTTGCTCATATATTTGTTTAGCTTGATCTGGAGTATATGGAAATGCTACCATTATCTAACTTTTCCTAATTTACCACCAAAAGATTGAATGCCTAAATCATAACCTTGCATAATCATCATATCTAAAAAAGCATCTTTTCCTGGAGGATATATATCATAAAAAGCTTCTGATCCCATTTCATGTTCAATCATAAATTTAATTAATGATGCCATTTGTGTAGGATCAAAAAAGTTAATTGCTGTATCTCTAGTAAAATTAGTTTTTTGTTCTAAAGCATTTAAATATGGTTCAGTATCTTCAGCATATACTGTTAATATTTCTCCAACAGTTGGATTGTACCCATATCTTTTTGTAGTTTTAGTAGGAGATAAAAGTGAATTATTTATCATAACTCTAACACCTGCTCTAATAGAATCAACAGGACTAGCAAATACAGCTGCTTGATTTCCTGTATCAACATCTTTCATTTCACCTTCCCATGTTTGATCAGTTTTCATAACTGCCATATAGTTATTAGTTCTAAATGTTAATGGAAGATCTTTATTATCTATATTATCATAAACGTGTTGTTTAAAAGTAAATCCAAGTTTTTGTCTAGCAAATGTAGTTTCATGTGGTGGTGTACTAGATTCAACTCTTTTATCTATTGTATTAAATTTTTTATTATCTTTTATTCTAGCTTCATAAGATAATGTTTTATCTATTTCAGAATTAATTTTTGCTATTTCATTATAATATGGTTTAAGATCTATATCTTTTCCAAGTACTTTAAATATAAAAGCAAATGGTCTTACTTCTTCTGGAACATCATTTAGTAATGGCCAATCTGGATAGAATTGATAATTACTTAAAGCAACACCTTGTCTAATTGTAGATCTAAAAAATTCTTTAGTCCATCTTTCACTAAAAGGACTATATTCTAATTTATCTCCAAAAAGTTCTTCAAATCTTTTATATTTTTTATCTGCTAATTCATTAATAATTTGATCTCTACTTATTTCAGTATTTGTAATTCTATTATTTAAACCTGTTGGATCAAAATAATTATTACCTTGAGTTAAATTAATTGTATAACCTTCATGATTTATTTTTAAATGATAATTAGGTTTATCATTTTTACCAGTAGTACCATCAGATTCAATAATAATACCTTTATAATTTTCATCTAAAGCTTTTTTTACAATATCAACAATATTATTAGGAACTTGTTTTCTTCCTATTTTTATATCAGTTAATGGTATTCCAAAACCAGTTTCTTTATAACCAAATCTTTCACCTTTTTCTTCATCAGTTAAAGTTTGATCTAATTGATTTGCTAAAGCTAATATTGAATTTTCAAATCCAGGCCCAGTACCATCACCATATTTTTCATATGGAAATCTTACCATTTCAATATTACCACTATTACTAAACTTAGTTGCACCTATATTAGTTTTTCCTAATCTAAACAAAGCAGTTTTAGCAGCACTTTCAAACATAGCTTTTCCAGAATCAGTATTTATATCAAATGGTTTATTTCCATTTTTATTAGCTAAAATAGTCATAATATTTTTTACCCATTGACCTCTAATATCATCATTTAATAATGTGCTAGAAAACGATGGAAGTATTCCATCTTTTGGTTGAAATAAATCAGTTAATTTATTTTGTTCATCTAATGTTAATTTAACAAACCATGATGTATCAGTATTAATATCTAATTTAGAAATAACATTAGTTAATTCTCTTGTATATTCATTTACATTTTGTTTTAAATTTTCATCTATAATAGATAAATTTTCTTTAAAATTACTAGAATTTTTAGCTATGTTATTTAATTCTTTAGCCAAAGTAGCATTATCTGAAATACCTTCTGCAACTAAATTATTAGCTTGTTCATAAATAAATTCATTTTGAACATCTAAATTACTGTATTGAGTTTTCATATAATTGTACAAAGATAAATCATTTCTAAATCTATCTATTACACCAGGCAAAGCATAATCAATATTAATAGGTTTATTTAATCTATTCATAATAGATTTAGGTTCTATATTTTGTCTTTTTAAAACATCTACAACAGTTCCAATGTCATTATTTTCTACATCAGTTATATTTTTATTTGTAATTCCTGCATTAGCTAATAATGCTGTTTCAAATAAATCTTTGTCTTTTTCATCAACATCAACAATTATATTTCTTTCAGCTTGATCAACTTTTAAAATAATATCTTTATATTTTTCCATTGTTTCAGCAAACTCAATTGCTTTTTTAGGTTTAATATGTGGATAATTTTCTTCTAAAAATTGATTTATATTTGGAAAAGGTTTATCAACAAATTTTCCAATAAACATACTGCCACCTAATTTAGTTTCATTATCTAAATTATAATCAATACTAGCTTTTTTTAATTCACCAATAGCTTGACCATTATAATCATTATATAATGATTTAACTTTATTTATTACTTTTGCTCTTACAAATGGATTTTTAATATCATTTGCATATTTTTGAAAAATAGGATTATTAACATTATCTGGTGTTACAGGCATATTGTCTTCACCTGCTGCATAATTTAAAAAGTATTTATTACCATCTACTTCTCCAACTTTTTTCATTATACTAAATACTCTAAGAGCTTCTAAATCTACAATATCATTTTCAAGTTCTTTACCAAGTTCAGTATTATTTTTTCTATTTGTAGAAACTAATGTATTTTCAGCTAATCCATAATTATGATTTAAATCAATCATAGATTTATTTCCAACATGACTATTAATATCCATTACAGATAAACTTTCGTTTAAATGAATGTTATCTAAAAAAGAAGCATTATCAGTTAAGAAATCTTTTCTTGTTGTATTCCATCCATCAAGAGCTTGTTGATCTTGCATTGCATTATAGTTAGTTGTAGCATAAGACATATTTGCAAGATTTTTTCCTGCAAGAATATTTTGAGCTACATTTTTATAAGCTGTTGGAGTATTTGCTAAAGTAGTTTTAGAATAACTATCTACAGCATTTCTCATACCATCTGGATCAAATTTAAACTTATCTCTTAAATTTAAATAATGATCTCTAGATTGTTGATTAAATTGAAACTGCCAACTAGCATTTGCATCTGCTTCTGCTTTTGTTCTAAAAGCATCAATTGCTTCTGATATAGGTTTAGCAATTGAAGCAGATATTGTTGTATCTGGAAATTTAGGTATTCCAATATTATCAGCTACAGATGATTTTAAATTAACTGTTTTTTTTCCTGTTTTTAATGCCATTAT